GTTTTCTAAGGCTTCTACTCTATTTCTAAGGGCAGTATCATCATAAGCCACAGAAGGAGTAGCTTGTTCATTCTTAGTATATGTTGTTTTTGACATTATTGCAACCTCGGTAAAGTATAATATCTGTTATCACTAGGGTTTTTAAGGAATACATCATTAAATACTGATTGAACATAGAACCTAACATTTTTAAGAGTTAGATTTAATCTTCCTATAACAGTTTCTCCTTTTTTAACCTCAATCTCAATAGGTTCTGCTGAATCAAGTTCCTCTTTTGTTACATAGTGTGTGTAATACTCTGTGTGTGATTCTAGCTGTACAGCCCAAACAACCTTTGGTTTTAGAGAAATAGATACTTTATTATTAGAGTCTTTCCAGTTTGCATAAATATCGCTATCAATCACAACTACATTATATAAACTTGCATAGTCACTAACAGCAATAGTTGTTCCTGATGTTGCAATACCTGATAATCTATGGTTGTGACCATTCATATTAGACTTACCTGCTCCATTATAGGTATATTTCATCTCAAAGTCAAATAGTATCCCTGCTTCTATGAATGGACTCACATTCTCAGTACCATCATTATTTATAGCATAAGATATACTATCCCTAAGACTATTCTCATACCTTTTATCCGCTGTGAGTGGTATATGAACATCACCGTCTATTGATAGGTAAGGTACAAGTACCCTTTTTTTAGTAGCCATTTCAATGTGGAAGGTATTATCAGCATCTAAGAATAGCCCATTACCTTTAGCCTTATACTTAGTGTCTTTATCCTCTTTAGCTTCTAAAGTGTTAAGTCTATTGACCACAGAAGAATCGTCATAAGGCTGTGTATTATTAGGCTGTGGTAATTCTACTTCACCTCCACCATTAGAGAGAATGAGCTTATTACCCTCTTTTGTAATGGTCTGTTTGTCATTAGGTAAGGTTACATTATTACCATTAGAGATACTTAGCACACGAGTGTTGGCATCTAAGGATAGATTCTGCTTATCATTATCAGGTTTAGATTCTAAATTTGAGACCCTTTCTGAAAGCTCTCTACCTAGACGTGTTCCAGCTTCTAAGTTAGCTACCCTTTCTTTAAGGTCTCTATCATCATATACTGTGTCCTTATCAGGTTTGTCCTCTAAGGCTTTAACCCTAGCTTTTAAGGCTGTATCATCATAGGCTAAACTAATTGTATCCTTATCCTCAAATTCAACCTCTTTAGGAGCACCATTCACAAAGGTATAGGTAAGCTTAACCTTATTCCCTTCCCTAGAGACTGTCACACCACTCACAAAGTTATCAGCTTTATCTTCCACAGCTTGAATACGTCTACGGAGTTCAGCATCATTATACACAGTGTCTCTATCTTCTGGTAGGTTGATTGCATTACCATTACTGATAGTGATTGTTCTACCATTGATTGAAAGGTTCTGTGTATCATTAGGAAGGGTTACTGTATTACCTCTTGTGATTGTAAGCTCTCTTGTGCTTCTATCCAATTCAAGATTCTGTGGCTTCTGTACAGCTCCTCCAGCTCCTCCCATAAGAATCCAACTAGACCTATCAGGAGCTAAAGCATACATATTACCATCAGGGGTTCTGAACAAATGGTCAAAGTCACCCATGAAAGTGTCTGGAAGACTATCCACAGGAGTTATCCAAGTGTCTTTAGGGTAAGTGCAATCTCTACAAAATGTATTGGGATTTCCTCCACAAGAATAACAACCCATTATTAGATACCTCCTGTTAAGTCGTTTTCTGTACTTCCATTATTAGTACGGATAAAGTATTGTCCGTCTGGTTGACCACCAAACAAGTTGATATTACCAGTAGCAATATTTCTGTTAGGTACAAAGTCACCATCTAGTCCACCTTGCCAAGCTCCACTAGCTTGTAAGTTGTTTATAATCTTATTTAAAGCTCTCTTAAGCTTCTCATTCTCTGCTCTTAAATCAGCATCATTGTAGGGTTGTGAAGGACTAGGAATGTTCCCTGTAAAGCTAATAGTACCATCTTTAGAGATACTAATTAAGTTACCTGCTTTATAAGTAGGAGCAGTAGAACCTCCACCTCCAGCATTATTAGCTAACCAGCATAGCTGATTAGATACATTCTTATTGAAACACCACTGTGAGTAGGCAAACTTGGCTGTCTGGTCTACAATCTCACACATTTGGCTATCCCTAAGAACTAGAGCGTGCATTTTTATTTTATCATCATTCTGTGCTAAGAGTGATTGGCAAGCTGTCTTACCAACTACTATATCTTCACACTGACAGTTTACACAATCTGACATTAGTTATCTCCTAAACAATCAAAATCGCATGACATTAAGTCACATTCTTCTATAGGTGGTATAGGTTTTGGAGGTTCATGAAGGTCTACTATTTCACCTTTAAAGGTATTTCCAAAGAACTCCATCACCCAGTCACTAGGGTCTTCATGGTCTCCATGTTGTTCTGTAGCGTTAGGCGCTCCACCTATAATTTCAAAGTTAACTTGTGTTCCCACACCTGCCATAAGCATAGAACCTTTAGGGATAGAGTCTTCATTCTGATAATTTCCATCATAAATACTCTTAAAGTAAGAACCATCTTTCTCTACGTCAGCATTACTAGGGATACTATAGATTGTTTGACTATTATTAAAACTAGCCCAAAAACTTTGAAGCCAATCAATATCACTAATAACCATAACGTTCATAAGGTTAACAGGTGCTCCACTATCATCAATGAAATCAAAAGTACCTTTAACTTTATAAATCTTATACATATCAAAAGCTATTCCACCATAAGAGCTATATATTGTTAAGTATCTATCACTTAAACCAGTCTTATAGAATGATTCACCATCCGACCTGGAATAAAAATCATTGATAGTTATCTTTACATTCACAGCCTTACCAGAGGTAGTTCTAGCTACATTCCTTAGTGTGTATGTCAATCCTGGAGCTAATTCACTCCCTTGAAATTTATGAGGAGAGTTTCCCTGCCCAAAGCCTATACCTCCTACCACATAGTCAACATTCTCTTTAGAGGTTGCTAGTGAGAACTTAGAGTAGTAATCATAACTACCAGAGCTTGAAGGGTCAAAGTCACCAGATATATAAATACCATCTATCTCTTGCTTATTAGGGTCATTCTTCATTTCCTCTAACCGTTTCTTAGCTTTTGCAAGTCTCACAAGTTGCTCTTCGTAGATGGCTTTAGCTTCATTGTAGATACCTTTTTTATCATTAGGAGTATTAGGCTCTTTCTGCTTGTACTTCTTAATCATGTCCTTGTTACGCTTCACTGTGATTGAGTTAGCTTCAAGGATATTAGCTTTCATACAATGTAAAGTTACACACAGTGATTTAATCTTCTTCTGTAAGCACACCATGCGCTGTAGTATATCACAGATAGTCTTGATAATCTTTCTTAATCTACACCAAAGCCTAAATACACCCTTCTGTGTATTAGGAACAATATCACACTGCTCAGAGTCTTTGATTATATCACCAGCACGCTTAATATCCTCTTGTGATTCATTCTTGTCACACCATTTACCAGTGATTACTTTATCATCACAACGACAATCACAAACGTCCATAAGACCTCCTAGCACTTATCACAGTTAACCTCACAAGGAGTAACTGGTTGTCCTTTTAATACACTCAGAACCTCTGCAATACTGTCATTCTGACATTTAACAGTACCACACAAGCTATCTACTTTCTTCTCTAAGCACTCTATTTTTCTAATGATATAGCACAAGAAACCTACAATGTTTTTGATTACACACCACACACCATAGAAGGCTTGTCTAATAGCTTCTTGAAGATTACACCACTCAGAGGTTGAGATTTTCCTCATTGCTGGTCTAATCTTTAGGTCATTTAGCTCTAGTAACTTAGCACAGTTCTCTGGTCTTGGCTCAACTTTCTCACACTCACAGTGCTTATTTAAACAGTTATCTGCCATTATTCATTCTCTTTCTTGTATGTGATATTAGACAGCCCTAAGACTGTTCCCAAGAATGTATTAAAGGCTGTGAGGACTACCACAGGGGTAGTCATCTCATAACCTAATTGCACTCCTACCACACCAATAAAAGTAATGAAGGCAGGTAGTGCTGTAGTTGCTATAAATTTAGCAATGTCATAATACTCATTACTTAATCTCATTTATATTCTCCTCAATTATTGTTCTTCAAATACAGGAGTTACTTCTAATTCCTTATCCTTAAATTCTACTAATTCATAGTAAATCTTACCTAGATTTACAAATTCAAATATCAGAAAATCTACTTTATTCTTAAGCTTTACAGTTACACTATAAGAATCTACATCTGGTTCAATAGTAATATCAGGGAAAACATAGTCTCTTATATCACTATTATTTACATACATCATAGGATAGTTTCTATCTTTGTCTCTTAAATTTACAAGAAGAGAAGTGCTGAGTAAACAGTTATTTACCCTAAATGTATCACAAGGTTTATCATTATATACATAGTTTCTTGTGTGTGGGAAGTACAAAGAATAATCTTCTGAATTATCATTACCTTTAACTTCTATAACATTATAATTCTTAATAGTCATACTACACCTACTTATACAATCCAACAAAGTTAAAGATTACACGTTTACCTACTAATGATTGAGGTACTGTAGATACTCTAACTGTTCTACCTTGATACCACATAGATACCATTTCATCTCCAATATGAGCTTGCACCTCAATAAACTCCACAGGTTGAGGAGTGTTTGGTGGAAACTCACAGATAATAGAACTATGTGGTATTGTTTTTAAGAATGTTCCATCTAGCTTCATATTACCAAAAGAGGTAACATTATTATGAGCTAACACAGGAACTCTTCCATCATTAGTGTACCTAAATGAATTAGGAATTTTCCATGTAGCACTATACTTTGAAAGTGTTTGTGCTTTCTTGTTGTTCTCAGCAATAGCCTTGTCTACTTCACCTTTTGTGTAGTGCTTTTCAAAGGCTACATCAGCATTGATTGTGAATACCTCTTCCCCATTCTCTTGTGATTTAACCACAGTAAGTCCATCAGTAGTAGACTTTAGGTTGTAGAGTGTATCCTTATCTTCTAGCTTGTTATAATTTTTAGTAGTCATAATCAATCATCTCCATAATAAGAGTTTAATTCTTTAACAGGGTAGGTAATAATTTCATTATTCACATCCTCTAGACTGTACCCATCTAGTAAGTTTGTGGAAACTTCCCCAGTTTTCTTTATAATTAAGCTACCTATTAAAGTCCCTACTTTATTAAATAGAGGTCTAATAGTATCAGTTGGAGGTCTAAACTCCTTTGAAATACTTTTTGTTATATCAGTTATATCTTGTGCATAGATAGCTCCAATAGTTATAGCTTGTGTATAAAATACACTTTTTCTTGTACCAAAATTATAATTTGATGACTGTTTAACGCCTTCACCATCAGGAGGAATATGATATAGTTTCTCACTCATATAGTAATTCCTATAACAATAGTTTAAAGGGGGATAAAACCCCCACTAAACTACCCTTTCTTTTGTACTTTGTAAGAGTTAAGTTTCATAGTGAAACCAGTAAATGTAGTTTCTACATAACCTTGTTCAACTCCACCTTTAGAGATTGAGATTCTAGCTGGCTCTGTACCTTGCAACTCACCTATGTTAAGTTCTTTACGGTATTTAACCACTTCATTCTCATTCTCAGGTTCATACACAAGGAACGCTTTTAATTCACTGTCTGTGTAGTAGAACTCTACATAAACATTTTCACTTACAGCAGTTGTGGTTGAACCACTAATAGCATCTCCAGTAGTACCAGAGGTGAATCCTACTTTACTAGCCACAGTAATTTCATCACCACCAAATGGAGATTTAACTTTAGCTGATACATTACCAGTAATAACAAACTCTTTAAGTTGACCATTAGGATTTTCACCTTCAGGAGCTAACTCAATTATACCACCTTGGATATTCATACCTACACTAACTGTAGATTTAGCTAGTTCATATTCAACTTCTGGTTTACTTTCAAGAGCTTCAACTCTACCTCTAAGAGCACTATCATCATAGGCTACAGATACAGTATCATTATCTGTGAATGAGACTTCTTTGTTATCACCATTTACCATAGTGTAAGTCAACTTCACAGTGTTACCTTCTCTAGATACACCTACGTTAGAGACAAAGTTATCAGTCTTACCTTCAAGAGCAGTAATCTTGTCACGCAACTCTTTATCATTATAGACTGTATCTTTATCTTCTTTAGTCTCAAGGGCTGTCAATCTAGCAGTCACAGCAGAGTCATCATAGATTGTATCCTTGTCTGGTTTAGCTTTGAGAGATTCAACGTCTGTAGTCAAGGTGTTAATCTTGTTCTCATGCTCATCTACCATATTGTCAGTAGTAGCAATGCTGTCCTTGTTAGCTTGGATAAGTTTCTTAACTTCTGCATCATCATATACAGTATCCTTATCCGTTTTATTCTCAAGTTCTTGCACACGAGCTTTAAGGGCTGTATCGTCATAAGCGATTGCCTTAGTGTCGTTATCATTGAACTCAAGATTAGTAGAAGTACCATCAATGTTAGTATAAGTAAGGGTAACTACATTACCTTGTCTTGTCACACTAGCACCAGTCAAGAACGATTTAGTTCTCTCTTTAAGAGCATTGATTTCTTCATCTTGTGAGACATTCTTAGCTTTAACCACAGTATCATCATACTTAGGAAGCTCAACAGAGTTACCATTAGAGATAGACAATGTGTGGTCAGTAAGGCTTAGTGTTTGTTTATCACTGTCTTCTTTAGCTTCAATAGCTTGTAGACGTGTATCCAAACCTTGAACCTTAGTATCAGCATCAGCTTTGTTGTCTGTAATAGACTTAGCTAACTCAGCATCTTTAGCTTTAAGAGCTTGAATTTCAGCATCTTGTGCATTGTCTTTAATAGCCTGAGCACTTTCATCAGTAGTCACACGAGTAGTCAAGGCTTCAACTTTACCTTTAAGCTCTGTATCGTCATATACAGTATCTTTGTCTGGTTTAGTTTCCAAGGCTTGGATTCTGTTTTCTAACTCTGTGTTCTTACCATCTTGTGTTTGCTTATTACCATCAACCTTAGTATCAAGAGCTGTAATAGAAGCAGTATTAGCTTGAATACCTTGCTTAACTTCTGTGTCATTGTAGATAGTATCCTTATCTTCCTTGTCTTCCAAGGCTTTGATACGAGTCTTCAATGGTTCATCATCATAGGCAAGGGTAACAGTATCGCTGTCCTCAAACTCTACTTCACTAGAAGAACCATCCACACGAGAGTAAGTCAATTTGACTTTACCAGCTTCCTTAGACACAGTAACATTATTGATAAAGTTATCTGTTCTATTTTCGAGTGCTGTAATCTTCTCATCTTGTGCTGTATTCTTAGCTTCAATCTCAGTAAGTTTATTTTCAACTACTGGTTTAGCTTCTTCAAGAACATTCACACGAGCTGTAAGAGCAGTATTTTTAGCATCAGCATCAGCTTTAGCTGTACCAAGTACCAAGGTAAGGGCATCAGCTTTAGAGTCTACATAGTTCTTAACTTGCTCTGTGTAGTCCATAGCTTGATTCAAACCATCACCTAAGTGATTGATAGCATCTTTCACAGCAGTATCATCATACTGTGGTAGGTCTACTTCATTACCATTAGAGATAGAAAGTTTGTTACCAGCAATAGCCAATGTCTGTTTGTCTGAATCTTCCTTAGCTTCCAATGCCTTAACTCTTGTGTCAAGACCTTCTGCTTTATGGTCAATCAAGTCAACTGTTTTACCAAGAGTTTCACCCAATGTTTCAAGAGCAGTTTCAACTTCTGCATCTTTCTTCTTAAGGGCTTCAATCTCAGAATCTTGAGAAGCATCTTTCTCACCTTGTGCTTTGGCTTTATCTTCTGCATCTTTAGCAAGCTTATCAGTTCTATTCTCAAGCTCAGTCACAGCATTAGTAATATCTTCTACTTCTGTGTGTACTGCTTTAACCTCTTCCTCAAGACCACCATCTAGAAGTTTGAGTTGGTCATTGATTTCATTGATTGAGTTATCTAGTTCACTGGTTAACTCTTTCAAGTCTTGAGAGTCTTTTTGCAAGTCTCCAATAGCTTTACCATGCTCTTCGTCTAAGTGTTGCACAGACTCATTCAAGTCTTTCACAGACTCTCCTAAGTCATCTAAAGCACCATCTTGACGTTCATTGTCTTTCTTAAGCTCAAGGACTTTAGCATCAATAAGGTCTACTGTTTTCTCAATAGTCTTACCTACAGCTTCTAGAGCTTCATCTACTTGGTCATCATGAGATTTAAGAGCTTCTAACTTAGTATCTTGCTCAGAGTCCTTAGCTTCAATAGCTGAGAGTTTAGCTTCATGCACAGCATCTTTAGCTTCCAAGGCAGACACTTTAGTATCTAACTCTTTGTCTTTAGCTGTCAATGAATCCAATACTGCTTGGAATGAAGGAGAAGTAGTCACAGTGAACGTTACATCACCATTCTCATTATGTACTTCTTTCTTCACAGTGATTAGACCTTCACCTACTACATCAATTACTTGTGGAGACAAGTCAATGGCATCATAGCCACTTCTATCAGGACGTAGTACATAAGCACGTTTGTCTTGACCTGCATTGTCTTTAGGCACAAGGTAAATGAAGTTAAGTTCAGCGGTCTCTTTTGGAGGAAGCTCACTTACAATCTTAACGATTGGGTCTTTTTTAAGAAGCTCTAGCAAGCAACCTAAACCAACTTTAACTTTTGTCATTTAGTTTCTCCTTTTTGGATTTTAACAATTCCATCTTTATCCGTTGTGAATGTTCCGTTAGTGTTCATCACACCATCATTATCCACAAAATACCAACCATCTCTACCCTTCACAAAGGTGTTAGTTTGCATATCACCATTAGCTGGGTCTAAATAATACCACTTATCTTTGTCTTTTAACCAACCAGTCTTCATAGCACCTTCTTCTTTGAAATAATACCACTTACCAGCAATATTCTTCCAACCAGTTACCATTTCACCAGAGCTGTTAAACCAATACCAATAACCATCAGTGTGTTTCAACCAACGATTAGAGTACATATAGCCACTACCATCAAAGTAATACCATGTACCATCAATTTTCTTGAATTGATTTTTAGGGTAAGTACCATCAGCATACTCATACCAATATCCTGTAGTATTTTTCTTCCAACCCTCAGTACCACCAAGCCCATTCTCAATATCTTTCTTGAATTGGGCTTTTGAAATTCCCCAACTTTCTAGATAAGGGTAAGGGTCAACGTGGTCTGAATGGTTATCAGGCTGATTATAAGTACAGTAGTAATGAGTCTTAATACCAGCTAAATCATCAGTATCTAATGTTATTGGGATTCCACCTTCTACTGCAAGTTCACGAAGAAGTGTTACATATAGTCTATAGTCAACATCAAATTCTTCTTGTGTTTGGTGACTCTCAATCAACTCCACAGAAGCATAGGCTTCTGCGTTCCAACCTCCTCCAACGTCATAGCTTCCACGATTGGTTTGGGCTGTTTGTAGCACTCTACCATTCCCTACAACGTGTGTAAAGAATCCTGAATCAATAGGTCTTCTTAAATGATAATCAGCTTCATTATCAACAGTTGATTTCTTGTTACCTGTAGAGTGTGCATGGACTTGTCTATAAGGTGTAACTCCTACTTGTGGAGTATCCCACCTAATCTTGTGTTTTTCAATCGTTACCACTAGATTTCTCCTTATTAAATAGTTCTTCTAGTTTATTATCCAATCCATGAATATAGTGATTACCTTGAAGATTATCAAAGTATTCCTTCACAAGAGGTCTAGTCATAGTCCATTTTTCAACTACTGTGAAATCATGAGAGTTATAGATTTGTAAGTATTCTGAGCGTAGACTAGAACGTTTAGCCCCTTTAGTAATCTCAATTAGTTGCTCTCTCTTACGATTTAATAGGAATACACCATAACTACAAGCTGTTGTAATTAAAAGTGTCAGAGCAGTAACCACAGATTGGTTTTCTAATAGTTTCACAATAAGATTGTTATTACCCATATAGACCACCTGTTTCTATTTCTAGGATTGGGTCTTCTCCATCTTCTGCGAGTTTCTTAAGGTCTTCAATAATATCTTCTTTACCTTTACCCACACAAGCCATGTCAATAACCTTTTCTTCTGGAATAGGTGTTGGTGTAGGTGTCGAACCTCCTCCATTACCTTTACCATTATCAAGGCTACAGTCAAAGTCAATTTGTATTCCATCACACTGACCTTCTAGTTGCTCACAAGTTGCTTTAGGAATCTGTGAATAACGTTTAGACCAGTCAATGTATGAAACACCGCAGAGTCTATCTGCTTTATCTAATACATAGACCATGTTTACCTCACATAAACGTCAAAGGACGTTTTATCATTAGTTGTATATACTTTACCCTTAAATCCGAAGGGTGTGTTGTAAGTTCTGCCTATAATATCGCCATAAGTCTTAGGAGCTGACATAATAATATTACCATCACCATCAGACAAGAATCCATAGGCATTGAATCCCTTACCAGGAACTTGTACATTCTCAGGGAAAGAGCTTCCTGCTGAGTAAGTCCATTCATAGTTGGCTTCTTTTATACGACCTAAAGATATAAACTGTGAGAGGGAATAGATTTTCTGTGTACCAGATTGGTCTATCCCATCAGTAGTTTTATCTGTAAACCAGTCATAACCATTAGGTGTTTCATATTTCTTCTTCTCTTCCTTCTTAGTGGTAGAGTAGTCATCTAGCTTCTTCACACAAGAGATAGGTATATAAGCCACAGAGGTATCATACTTATCATAGATGAGCCATTCACCATTTATCTTACCTGTGACCTTGTTATAGAATGTTTCTATCACAGTGCTATCTCCAGGAGATTTAATTCCCTCAACTTTATCACAAGTAATTTCAAAGAAGTCTCTAGCAATGAACTTATCAGTCTCTTTAGCATTACCTACTTTAACACCATTGACATCAGCAGGTTCATAGTTGTCTTGACCCTTAATGCGAATAACACTTATTAGAATGTTACCATAGCCATAAACAGCTCTTCTGTGCTCTACTGTACATTGGTGTTGATAGTTCTGTTCAACCACAAGGGCATTAGATAAATCTCCACCACCATACACAAATACGTGACCATACGTCCAACCCTCACCTTGTGGTTCTCTTGTAGTAATAATATCACCTACATTAAGTTTCATGCCATCAGTATAAGGAATAACATCAGCAAAAGAAGATATGTCATTGACAAGTCCAAAGTCTTTAGCACCTTCTCCATCAAACTTAAATCCCCAATGTTGAGCTACAGCATTTACTAAGTCAGCACATTGATATAGATTGTAATCAGGTTGTCCGTCCATATCAACACACTGACCTACATATTGTTGGGCTATCTTATAAGCATTTGTCATAATAATTATACCTAAAATTCATCATCTAGTAAACTCAAACACAAGTGAGTAAGGTGTGTAAAATCATAGCTAAATTCTTCTTTATCAAGCTGAATTATGTTAGATTTTCTAAAGCAGATAACCTCTTTATCCTCAATTCTTAATGAGAAATCATCAGAGTGAATGAACTCACGAGCACCACCAGCATCATTACTATGGATAAGCTGTCTCACAAACTGTTCCACAATATCTTCTGCAATGATTCTATTTCTCATTCTGTGAACAAGGTCTTTTCTAATCTTCTTATTCTTGGGCATCTACTTCCATCTCCTTCAATACTTGTTTCAGTTTATACTCTAACCAATATATCTCACCCTTTAGCTTTTCATTAGCTATCACAGATTGGTAGTCTGTAGGGTGCTGTACTAGGTGTCCTTCTAGCTTGTATTGTTTAGTCTCTCTGTGAACCTTTCTAAGCAAGGTGTTCTTATATGTACCATATAGGCTCATAGTTCCTCCTAGTTAATATGACTATACTTTAAGAAGTTTCTAAGGGTAATCTTAGCTTCACCTAGTGCATACACAGTAAATACCTTCTCACCAGCACTAAACAAAGCGCTACGCTGTGAATCATTTAGATACCATGCAGAATACATTAAGTCATAACCTTCTAGTGGTTTGTTATTAGGGAAGATACCCTCTCCACTAGCATCATCACCAATCCAATTACAACCCCACTGTCTTCTAAAGATTTCAGTAAGGTCAATCTCAGCAGTCTCTCCTGTATGCTCATTCTTAGCTGACACAGTTAAGTGAACGTCTGCAATAGGATTTACTTTACCTCCATCACAGCCACTCTTATTCTGCTCCACAATGAACTTTAAGAACCATCTTTGGAATCTATCCAAGTCTGATGGAACTAACACACGAAAGGAAGCTGATGATTGGTCTTTGTTAATTGGTACTACGTCCTCTGGGTCTGGTTTATCATTGTCTGTGTTTCCACTACCATCACCCTCTAAGACATTCTTAATGAACTCATAGTGTTTCTTAGCAAACTCAATACGCTCTGCTGGTTTATTATCAGGTTGTCCTCCCCAATCAGAAAGGAAACGTTGTGTAAGTTCCCCTATATCTCCATCACTAGAAGCTACCTCTTTTAACACACTAGACCTACCCTCTTCTGAAAGCATGAACTTAACTTGTGTGCCAAATGAGAAAATGCTTCTACGCTTATCCTTCTTAGCAAAGTCATATAAGGCTTTAGCCCTCACACCAGTCCATTGTCCTAAACCTAGACCTATCCAGTGCTTACCATCTACTAGATAACCGCTCTCATCAAGGGTCAGGTTTTTATATAAACTAGCAAAAGCTCCCCATGAGCCTAATAGTTTTTCTGCTGTGGGTTCATCTTCCATCAACCCATACTTATTATCTGTTAAGTAATCATTCTCATAACGTTTAGCTTTAACATCACTCTCAAGACCAAAGAATCCTACAATAGCAGAAGCTCCCTCTGGTTTAGTTCCAGGTATTTCTTTCTTAAGGGCCTTGACTAGCTTTTTAATTCTACCTTGAACATCTTTGTCATCTCCATCACCATCAGCTTCCTCATTACCATAAGGAGCACAAGCCTTGGCAGTGTGAAATGTTGATACATAGTCAAGGGCATAGAGGTCAGTTACACCTCCACGTCTTTGCTTTGATTGCTGAATAACCCTAGCCTTAGTTCTAGCCACAGAGTTTACTAGCTTTACATAACTGTTTGACATATTCCCTCCTACTGGTTCACAGTAATATCTCTATCACTGTACAAGAACTTGGATAGTTTTAGCTTCTGTAAGTGTGTATTGCCTACATCATACTCATCAGTAATATGAGTAACATAGAACCAATCACTTTGCTTAAGAATCTTCTCATAATACTTGGTACAAGCAGTCAATTCCCACACACCAGCATTAAGAGTAAACATTACCCTATCACCTACACCTAATGTTCTAGGCTCTAAAGGCTCTATTGTAATGTCATAGGTAACTTTACGTCTAGAGTTAATTAAACGTCTTATAGCTGTCCTATAGAGCTGTTCTGTAGCTCTAAGCCTATCTGAATCTGTAATCTCTCTATTGTCATCAGCAATGGATTGTGTGTCATTATCAGTCACAGTACCCCAATAAAGCTCTCCAGCTTCTAAAGCAATACCTTCTTCGTCCATTACAGCAAACTCATCACCAATAATTTCAGGAGCGAATACTGGTAGCTGAGGGTAGTCATAGTAACGCTGTGAGTTTACCTTATTACCAGTCTTTATCACAGGGAAGCCTTTTAACATGAACTTAGGGTTATGGAAAATATCTCTAAGGGTAAGGGAACTAGCCCCACTATCAGATTTATCTGACATGGCTACAGCTATATTCACAGTATCCTCATAGTTTTCCTCTACCTCATTTAAAGCAATCAGCTTTGTGTGCTCATTGATTAGAACATCTCTTTTATGACCAAAGATACCAAACTGAATAAGGTAAGGGTCTTGTCTACTAACTCTCCAATAGAGAGCTGTAGTCTTCTCACACACCTTAGTTAAGAACTCTAGGAAAGTCTCATTAGAAAACTCATACTCAATCAAGTTCTTCTCAGCATAGTCATCTAGGTACTCAATCTTGAAGTCATTTAGTAGGTCATCTTTGTGTTGTTCACCCTTCCAATAACCCATAGCTTGCTCTACTGCTGATACCACAGACCTAGCTTTTACTGTTACGTTTGTAGGAAGAGTTCTTTTACCTAGTCTACCAATTACATGAGAGGTATCTACGCTCACAGTCATATTAGTAAAGTCATTTACCTTGTTACCAACATAACCTCTATATTCCCAATCATCAGTCTTGATAATGATATGTGTGTTACCATTCATCATCTTACCATAACGGATAGGAAGTGTGAGCTTAATTGAAGGAACTTCCATAAGGGAATATTCCACAGAAATACCCCCTAAGAAGTCATCTTTGGCTATAATTGCTGAACCTAGTCCAGAGCTTACTGAATTTTCAATATAACCAATCATACTGTTACACCCTCATAATCAATAAAGATACACGCATTTTCACTTTCTACACCACTAACTGATACTGTATTGACACCCTTCTTGATATAAGGAGTTTCAGCACAGAGAGTAAGCACAGAGAGGGAAACCTCTTTATAGCTGAACTCTATACACTCCCAAGACTTAGCATATCTGATTTCACCTTTATAATTAGCTGTAAGAACTCCATTGTACTCACCACTAATCTTAAAGTCAACATCATTGATTCTAACAACAGGGTCTTTAAACTGACCATCTAAGGCAAAGCTCCACTTATGACTATCAAGCACTGTGTCAGATATAAAGCTACCATTCAAGACCTCATGTACACAGTTATCACAGATTGCATGTTTATAGAAATCCTTAAGTGATTGATTACATTTACCTTTTGAGCAGTTATATACTATTCTCCATTTAGAGTTACACTCTTCAAAGAAGTCATTCATGAACTCTACATTGGCTTGTGCTGTACACAGGTCAATCATATCATCCATGTCCTTACAGTCTTGTTCACAGCACTCACAGATATTATTACAATTAGGTAGACCATTACAGCAATGTCTTGACTTAGCTACACAACTTGCTTTCATATCTAGGAAGTCACAGTTATCAAAAGGTTCAAGGAAGGTTTTAGCTTCATCAGCTTTGTACCACACACCATCAGGGTTATCAAACTCAACTTTAAACACAAGGTAGTCATCATCAGTGATTATCCACTCCTTATTAGGCTGAATACTTGTAACATAGGCATTACACCATACAAGTTGTAGTCCTGTGTTCACAGCCCATAGCTTTCCAGGAGTGAAGAGCTGTTCAATGATAAAGTCATAGTGTGCTTGTATATGTTCCTCTGACCAATTATGAGTTCTTAATGCAATTTTAAGTGAGATAGAGTTACTATCTACTAATGATTTAGACCCAATATTTCCAACATAAGACCCATTGGTAAAAGTGCGTGAGGTTTTACTCTCACGCAAGCTAATACTCTCTGTCTGTTCATCAATAGATTTTCTACCAAGGAACACTAGGTCATTGAATTGGATATATCGTTTGGGCTTTGAGAAATTTTCATCACACGCAAACATTAAACATACCTCATCAATTTATCTACACCAAACATACCGTTTAGATATTGAGATTTATTATCAATATTTTGACTAATTTTGGCATTATTTGTGTTATATACATTGTTAATTATAGTTGATTTATTCATGGTTTGCAAGGCATTTACACCGTACTTGTTAAGGTTATTTAGGAAGTTAGTACCTAGACTATCCACAGCCTTTTTACGAAGGACATACTCTCCAGGAGTAAGCATTGCTGGCACTGTGTCAGTACCTCTGCTCTTCCAACCTACTCCAAGACCTTGTGAATGGTACTCAGGAATAATACCTCCAGTGCTAAATGCAGGAATAAATCCACGTTTTTGTTGTTTAGGCTTATTATTTCCCCCAGTAAATAACCCACTAATAAAGTCTCTAGCTGAGTTATAAGCATTTACAACTGCATCCCAAATACCTTTTAGAGCTTCTACAAAGCCATTTTTAGACTCTTCAACTTGATTAGTAGGTACGTTTTGCATAGGAACTTTTGCTTTATCAGACCCTTCTTGTAGTTTCTTGGCAGTAGAATCCATAGTACCACTAACATTATTGTAGAGTTCCTGACCATTAGTATCTAGCTTAGAAGTGTCCACAGAAGCAGGGTCATACCCTTTAAGGATTTCTTGAGCCTTCTCTAAAGGAATAGTACCATCTTTAACAAACTTACCTACAATGTTGTATAGGTCTGTTGCAACTATTGAGTATTTCTCTTGAGGAGCTTCTTGTTGAGTCTCTTGTGCCACTTTCTCAATAGCATCTTTAAAGCTTGTAGCAGAACCATTTACAATCTTCTCTAGAATCTTGTTCTGTAAGTCCACACTGGTGATTCCCATCTTAGTAAGAACCTCTCTAGCTTTTTCTTCACTCTTCTTGATAGTACCCACAAAGGCAGTCTTATCAGATAGAGTTGTATACAGATTCTCATATTCTTTAGAATTAAGGTCTAAACCATTAGAAATGAACTTACCTGTCTTAAGATTTACAGTTTTACCAAGCTCTTCTAACTTTTCTCTGAACTCTGCTACTTTATGACTTCTTTGTTCAGCAGTAACATTATGAGTCATAAGGTTTGTACTATGAAGGTCTTTAAGGTACTTATCTAGTTCCTCACCATTCATAGAACCTAGTTTTTTAGCAGTATCCTCACTAATAACTCCTCCATGATTCTCAGCTTCTTTCTTAATAGCATCAATCTTAGAAGTATTTTCCTCTTTGGTTGATTTACCTAGAGTAGTAGCACCATTTCTAAGGTTAGTTGCTAACTCTTTTAGTTGTTCTAGGGTGTACCCTCTGATACCTTCTATATTTAGTCCAACCTCTTCTAAAGAACTTAAGATGGCATTTTTCTGGTCTTCATTATTTGCAAAGTTAGAACCTTCTAATGAAGAAGAAAGCTTAGAATCCAATGCTGAAATATCTCCAAATGTAGGAGTGCTATCTTCTTTATAAGACAAGCCTAGTTTAGCTAAATTATCCTTATAAGATTGTAGGTTTCTATCCCTACGAGCTTGTTCTCCTTTGGTAAGTGTGTTCACAGTTTCAATCACAGTACCTGCTTCATCTTTAAATTCCACAAAAGGTCTACCCAATGCAGAATAAAGCTGTTCAATGGTTGCTAAGAGTTTCTCATCAGATAACCCTGTTTGAGACTTAAGGTCAGCCCACTTCACAAGTTTACCATTCAACTCTACAAAGTAATTCTCAATTCCTTTAGGAACTGCCTGTGTGTTAAGACCCACAGAACGCTTACCTGTGTTCAAGTCACCATTAGATAAAGTTGTAAGTGAATCCACAAAAGCTGATGCTAATTGAAGACCATTCTCACCATTACCTAACTGTGCAAAGAAATTGCCTTGAACCTCTGAAACTTGTTTACCAAGGTCTTTAATATAAGCTAAAGCTTGTTCTCCTTGTTCTTTCTTGAGTTGTTGTGCTTCTTTATCTGCTTCTTTTTGTAGTGCTTGTTGTTCTTTTCTTCTATTGTAGTTACCCCACAAGCTTGTTCCAAGACCAATAGCTCCTCCAATAATAGCTCCAGGTATCCCTCCTATCATAGCCCCAGTACCAGCCCAAGTAGCTGTACTTGCCACAGCATCACTAAGGTCTTTCCAACCTTGCCCTACATTAGAGTTTTGAATACCTGTGTTTACAGCATCTAGCACTAGGCTTCCTCCAAGAGTAGCCACACCTTTAGCAACAGAAGCTATCTTAGGAATGTATTTACCAAACTTGGTGAACCCTGTTCCAATAGCTGAAACTCCTGCTGTGAACTTGTTGATTGCTGTAGGTTTGGGGATAGCTGATACAGATTGATTATAAGCAACAACACTGGCTAAGAAAGCATTCTTAACTCCTTGTTTAAACCCTACACCTTTACCTTTAGGTGCACCTTGTACTGGTGCTCCTGGAACTCCTCCACCAAAGTTACCTCCTAACCCTAGTGGATTGATTCTACCATTAGTAGCAGAAGCCATAGCAGTAGCCACAGTAGTTAATGAGGTAATGATACCAGTAGCCCAAGAGACAAACTTAGTACCAATATAACCCAATACAATGTACTTACCTACTCCACCAAGTAGAGTGGCAATACCTGATGCTACATTGACTGCTAGTGTTAGGAAATCTAGGATTTTCTTAAGACCTCCCTCTACTGAACCACCAATAGCCACAAGAGTTTGCTTTATAGCATTGGTTACAGCTTTTACAAAATTCTCCACAGCTTTGAAGAAGGCTTTTGCACTAGAAGATGATAGAGTAGAAATAATGCCTTTACCGAGTTCTGCTAGAAGAGGTTTAAGGTGCTCTATAATACCCACCAGAGCTTCTCTGAGACTGTCTACAGCTCTATTAAATGCTCCTTGGTCAAATGTACTGATTCCAGTTATAATATCTCCTAGAGCCTTTAGAGCTGTTTTAAGCACAATGGCAAAATTACTAATTAGATTAGTCTTAGTTGCTACAGTATCCACAAAGGAAATAACTGATTTAGCTAGTGTACTAATACCTTCAAATACACCCTTTACATCTTGGGGATTGATTGATTTAACAATGTTGTTAAGAGTCTTAGAAAGCTCATCATAGATAGATACTACTTGTTTTACAGCTTCTGACTTCACAGCTAACTTAGCTAGGTTATTGTACACATCTACATACTGAGATAGCACTTTAAGAACATCAGCATTGATAGCTTGTGTTGTTAATTTAGAGATACTACTCAAGAAATCTGATGCACTATGAACAATGTCTTTAGTGAACTTACCAAACTCTGTACCTGAATTTTTCAACACAGTGAGCATATCTTTTGTGATATTGAAGAATCTATTGCCTACATCAAGACCTTTTACACCTTCTTTAAAGTCACTAGCAAACTTCTCAATACCTTTAAGGATTTGACTACCAAAAGTTAACTTCCAAGCTGAACCAAATTTGTTTACTTGTTGAATTGTTCCTCCAATAGCATTACCTAATTTAGTAACATACTCTTTAAACTTATCAGTACCTACAATCTCTGTGATACCTTTAATAAAGTCACGAGTAGCTACATATACTTGGTTTAGTGCTCCTGGTTTAGTATTACCCTCTTCATCAATGTCATCAAATACAAGAAGATTAGATAGGGTTTCCTTAAAGTTAGCAATAGCTTGTCTAGGAGTAACAATAGAGGTAACTAGGTTTTGAAATATATCTTGATTCCCTAGCTTGTTTACTGCATCTAGATATTCATTGGCTGTAATCAACTTCTTACGAGTTGCATCAGTGATAGAATCCTCACCTTTAGACTTGGCAATCTTAAGAAGCTCCTCATTCAATTTAGAAGCTCCTAGAGCTGATAGACGTTCACGAATGAAACGGTAGTCACCTTGGTTTAGATAACCATTGGCAAGCATTTGAGAGGTCTGTGTGGTAACTGTCTTCATACCTTGAACTGGGTTCTTAGTCTGAGCAAGTAAACCTGCATAACCTCTAACAATATCCTCAGCATCTTTACGTCCATAGGCAGTATATGTAGAAGCTTGCTCTAAGAGGTCAGTAGCATCAAACACAGAAGCCTTACCATAGTCACCTAGACGTTTAATGGATTTGTTTGTCTCTTTCTCACTAAAGCCTAGAGCTTCCATGTTGATTCTATAAACCTGCATGGCATCACCAAGATTATTAGCTTCATCTTTAAGCTGACCAACACCACTCTTCACAGCACCTAGTGTACCTTGAATAGCATTACTTATAGCACCAGTTACCTTGTTCCCTACTAAGCCCATGATATTGTTCTGAATACCCATCACAGTAGAGTTGACCTTATTAAACACAGAGAGTAGACCTTTTGCTGGGTTTACTGCTCCTAGCCTAATCATTTGTGATGACAATCCCATTGTAGAGGTTGTAACATCTTGAACAGCTTTATGAAGGTTTCTCCATGATTGGTAGTCTTGGTCACGGACTTTTACATATTCAGCTACTTTCTCTTTAGGTCTAGTTACTTGGGTTTTATCAACAGAGATTACACTAGAATCTGTAGTCTTTCCCTTTGTACTTCTAACATTGATTGGGATATTCTCAATTTGTTTTTTAAGGGATAGAAAGTCTCTAAGAGCTTTATCTGTATTAAGATTCAAGTTAACATTAAAAGAGAGCGGAGAAGTATTCTTTCCGCCCATCTTTTTTAGTTTCTTCTCAAAGTCTAACACAGAATCCCTAAGAGCTGACACAGACTTCTGGGCTTTTTCAATTTCCTTTAAACCTGTAATATCAACCTTAATGGTTCTAATTGTCATACTTTTCTCCTATGGTTACGCTACGTCCTCAACGTTTCTACGGATTTCATAGAAGTTACCATTTTCATCACGAGACACAGTGAATGTAAGTGACAAGGTAATTTCACCTTCCGTACCAAACTCACGAGAGTTTTCAGTAATAAGGACATTGTTGAATACATAGTATTCTTTAATTCCACGAGTGTTTTCAACTTCTTGAATAACACGGAAGTGAGTGTTACGGAGACGTTTGTCATTAGCAACAATCAATTCTACATCACGTTCACCATTGTAAGTAACCAACAATTTCTCACCAATGTACATTGGGTTTACTAGCACAGTGCCGCGGTCATATCCATGATATTGTTGTGTCATAGCAATGAACTCATCATCTTCAAGTTCGATACCTGGAGACATTGGCATACTAGACAAGTAAGTACATGCACAACGGTCTGATGAAACTGTGATTGTGTTACAATCTTCATAGTAAAGGTCAGGAATCAATAATGAGCCGTAACGTTTACCATCTACAGTGATTTCTTCAACAGTGAAGCTATCTGTCACAGGAACACCACTGGTCATTTTCTTAGACATAGATTGAAGTGGGTTCAACCAGTAGTCATTACATGAAGTAGTAGTTGCTGTAATTTCTTTTGTAATCTCAACTTGAGCTTTATCATACTGACGACCAAAGCAACGAGCATCAGTGGCAGGCACAGAGACGTTGTGTGTGAATGAAGTCAAGCATGAAAGCAATACATTAGAGAACTTACGAAGCTCAGAACGGTCATTTACAATAGCTGGTGAAGAGAATCCAATGTGACCTGTAAGAGCATCATCTCCCTTATAAGTTACCTCATAAGTTACAACAACACCGTGGTCAGTAGGTTTCCAACCTGTACCTGTCTGAGTCATTACTCTTGAATCTGCAAAGTCCACAGTACGAAGAACATAACCTGGAGCTGATGTATTGAATGTGTAAGTGTACACATAAGAGTTTGTTTGAGCTACATCTTTAAAGTCAGACACAATAGCTTTAAACTCATATTTACCAGCTTTTGGTAATTTCAAGTATACCATGTTGAACCCTAGAGCAAAGTCATCAGCATCAGAACGAACTTGGAACTTAGCAGAAGCCTTCTTATCAGCAGGGTTTACATACAAAGTACCTGTATTCAAACACTTAATAGGGTTACAGTTGATTTGGTCTTCTGGCACATCTTTACGGACATAGCTCACAAGAGTTCCTGCTGGAATCTGAATTTGTTTGCTTGTTTTCCAACGTACACAAGGACGAATCTCTTCTGTGATAGATACAATGATTTTAGCATCTTTATCTTGTGTGTTGTAACCGTACATAGGGTGTGACATATCTACAAAACAGTTAGACATCTATTTCTCCTTTTTGTCTTGGTTTACATTTGGTTTTACAGGAGCAGTTTCTTCCTTAACTACAGGCTTAACTGTTTCCTGAACTTGCTTTTTTGAGCTTTCATCTACCATGTGTTCTCTCACACGAGCAATAGCTTGAAGCTCTAATTTTCCACCATGACGGTTAGCAATCTCATTACGAGACATAAAGAACTCATCAAGGTTTAATGGTTGTTCTACAGCCATTTCTTTCTCCTTACAAACATGTGAATATTGAGAGCGTTGCAGGGAATGAGAACATTTCTACCTCATCTACTAACTCATTAGAGAAGTCCTCTGGGCAACCAATATCTTGAACTTGCACACGGATTGGCAAGTACCAACCATCTAATGAAGCTACATCTTGAGCGAATGTCTTTCTCTGAATACCTCTCGGTGTTTTAACTTGGTGAACCAACATATTCTTAAGTTGGCAATGTACCTCTTCTCTATACTCTAGCTTACCCTCTGGAGTGTTCTCGATACAAACCTTACCAGTAGGAGGTGTAACTGGAGAGTAGTACACAGAGAAGTTTACATATACCTTAGAGAAACACTTTGCACTATTATCACAAGTAATATCAATGGCTAGGAATGGGAACTCCACACCTTGATTTAGTTGGAAATGCTCAGACGTTCCTACATGTTGGTTAAATTGTACGTCAAAGTTATCATAACGTTTTCTTGGGTCTAGCTCATCTATATGGTCTGGTTGAATGAAGTAGTCAAGCACATCAGCACCATACATTTGTAGCCATTTTTTAATGTTGATATACACAGCACTAATCATTTAGCTAATCTCCCTGGTATCTTAACTGTGCCCTTACTTCCCTGTGCATACAGATAATTTCTTCCTGGAGCTGTGTCCTTGGAAGTGTAATGAGCTGTTCCTGAACCTCTTCTCCCTGATGGTCTTTGTGCTTTATAGATGCCATAGAATCCACTAGTTGAATCCACAAGATTCTCACTATCACCCACAGTATCAAAAGCTGTAAAGATAAAGGGAAATTTAGGATTGTACTTGTAACCCTTAAACATATAAGTATTTACATAGTACCGTTCTTTTCCTCTCTTAGTTGGAGGATAATCATTTCTATCAGCATACACAGAGAAGCCATCACCAATCTTCTTCATCTTGATTGAGCGAACCATACGACCTGTCTTCACAGAGCCTATAGCCTTGGCTTCTAGCATACCTGTCACAGTAAAGTCTACAAACTCTTTTGCAAACTCTATCCCTTTCCAGTCATGAATATCAATCGTGGTCACGAGTAATCACCCCCTGTAGTTGTTTTACATAAGGCTTACACTCTAAGAGTAACTGTTCACTTTCACGACCAGCTAATCTCTCACCAGTTAATTTCACATCCCAGCAACCAGGAAGAATCTCATACGTTCTACTAGCTACTACTTTCCAAAAGAGATAACCAGCATCTTCTGGGCAACTAAATCTGTTACACCTTGTAGAAATTCTCTGCAATATATAATACCCATGTTTAATGTCAAAATCACAATCATGGGATTGGTTATGTAATGAAAAATAAAATGTTTCTAGCTGTCTTGAAGTCTCTAAGCTATGCGTTGTTGTAGCATCACTTTCAGCTCCTCTTGACGTTGGCATGTGGTCTACACACTTAATGTGCTCCACTTCTTCCCACAAACACTTCATTACTTGCCTACTATTCTCATCATAAGTTGGAGTAGCAGTACCTTGCCTTAACACAAGGATTTCCTTATTATTCCAAGGGAGAGCCATGATAACCTCCTTATAGGGTCATCTCATTGTCCGTATTGGTGTATGTACTCTCCATGTTATCTGGAACTTCCTCAAATTGGTTGTGAATGTTTCCATCTTTGTCTGTGTATTTTAGGTTTTTCAAATACTTACCTAGAATATCATCTACTGGGTATACCTTACCTTTTTCAAAGATATAAAGACGACCACTATAGTAGGTACGATACACAGTCTTATAAGTCTCCACACCATTGATTAAATGTCCAGTACCACACTTTGAACAGCCATAAGAGCGTGACTCTCTGGCATATTCACCATTATATCTTACTAACATTCTTTCCTTCTTCCAATGGTCAAATACATATTATCTGTGTAAACCCTCTTACACAGTGATAGTGAACTTAGCGTTTGTAATGCCCATGTATTTATGAGCTTAACATAATACCTATCAATACTTGTTTGGTCTACAGTCCATTCTCGTACAATATAGTCTACTGATTTCTGCTTGAGCACAGCTCCTACAGCCAATCTATCCATATTAGCACACTCATCTAAAGTACCACAGTCATTCTGATAGGCAATAAAGATATTTAGGAAGTGACACATTGCATCATACACACAATCAGGTAGAGTTTCAGAGGTATACCCAGCTTCATAGTCAAGCACGAGTTTATACTCAGCTTCACATGAACAAGGGTCACAGCATTTACAGCAAGGACTTAGCTCATCAGTTACATTCACAAGGATTGTACCATCTACAAAAGACCAATTCCATTTATCTGTATCTAGCTCATACTCTTCACGCTCAAGACCTTTTCTCTTGTGCATATACACCTTAAGTGTAGTGGGGTCAAAACCTTTCCAATAGTAAGGCTTAACCTCCACCATAGCATCACACCCACAGAGGTGAAAACTCGTGAGTGGAATTACTTCATGTCTTAAGGCTCTTAGTATTGTCGAACATTCACCATCAGTCCAACAGAGCAATCTAGCAAGGACACGGAGAAAGCTCTCCATGTACCTTTGCATAGTTGCACCATCATCACAGTCAAAACAACCACAACGTTCTTGAAGATTTTGAGTAATCTTAATTAGCTCAAGAGCTGGTTGCATAACTTATCTCCTTATTTAGCAGGGATTGTAGCCATTGGGAATGGGTTAAGACCTGTAAGAAGACCTTGGATACGTTCAAATACCACAGCAGGGCAAGTTTGCTCAAGAGGAATGTTTGCCACAAGAAGGTGAGAGATATGTGAGTTAGTGTGTACCAAACCGAAGTTTTCATACTTGTCACAGATTACTTCACACCCTGGTTTTGAAACATCTTCTGTACGAACTGTGTGGATTGAAGATTGAGGTACGAACAAATCGTATTGAGTCAATGCTTCTACACGAGCCAAGTCGATTACATAGGCTTCACCAGTCATTGTTTGCTCAAGGTCATAAGGCAAGTGGTAAGATACACCGAATGGAATACCCTTGAATGAGATAGACTCACCGTTCACAGACCAACCTTGAGGTAGTTTACCATCTTTACCAGGCACAATTTCAGCTTTGATTCCACGAAGAGTTAGTGGGTGTACATAGATTTTGTAACGAGCTGATTGGTTATCCAATACATCTAGGTAGCAAGCTACTTGACGGAAAGCACCGATAACTGAACCAGAAGCATCAATAGGAGTTACACCTGGGTGAGACATCATTTCAGCCACACCAGCAAAAGGACGTAGACCTTGACCACTAAAGTTCAGCATACCTTGAACGATATGACGTTGAACGATAAAGGCGAATGTGTACCATGCCATAAATTGTTCTGCTTCTTCATAAGACATACCCAAACGTTGGAAGATATTGATAAGGTCTCCTTGTTTGAAGTGCATCTTGTCTTTCATCAAACGGTCAAGACGAGTTTCACAGTCTTTAAAACATAGGTAACGTACAGGAGTAGCATCACCAGTAGCTTGCATAGTGAATTTCTCAGTAAAACAGCAGGCATCAGAATTGTCATTAGCAAAGTCTGGTGCTTTTGTTCCCCAAGTAATACCTTCAATAATCCAGTCACCATTCTTAGCTTGTCTCAAAGCACCAAAACTTGATTGCTCAAAACGCTTAAGAATGTCGTTAACTAGCTCATCTCCCATACCTACTTCTCTTAGTGAGGGTACTGCTTTAGACCAGTCACGAGAGATACCGAATGGGATTTTACCATCTTCATTAGTGAAGTTTTCTTTAGTTGCTAGTTGGGCTTTAGTACGCTCATACAAGTTGTCAATAGCTTCACCCAACAAAATATCAAAATTAGTTGTACTCACTTTATTGTCCTCCAAAGCGAACACGTCCAAAACGGTTCACAGGTTGTTCTTCTTTGATTTCTGCTTTTTCTACCACAGGGTTAGCTTTTTCTAACAATGTAGCCAATTTAGCAAGTTGCTCATCTACAACATTTTCACTAGCTTCTTTTTCAGCCACTTTAGCTTTCAACTCAGCATTTTCTGTTTTAAGGGCTTCAACTTCTGTAGTCAACGCTTCAATAGATGCGATAGCTTGTGCTAATGTATCACCTTCAACAGTAGATTGTTCTTCTTTAACTTCTTCTACTGCTGGTTTTTCAACTTCTACAACTTCCTCTGTAGCAACTACTTCTTCTGTAACTGCTTCTTCTGTAGATACTTCTGCTGAAAGGTGAGCAAGCACTTTGTCTAGAATTTCTTTCTTATTCAAGTGTTCTTCCTCATTTCTTACTAATAGTGATGGCTCATATCCACCACTCTTTGCATTTCCTGGATTTCCCACAAAGGAGAATCCTGTAATTTCAATTTCGTCTGTGATTGGTACGTCAATATCCCCACCATGCTCAATGTTATAAACAACTAGCTTAGCATATTCTTCAATGTCACTGTCTTGTATCTCTTTAGCATACCACAGAAACTCTGATGAAATGGCAAAAGGCTCATCTTGTAAGATAAGGTCTTTCACATTGCTCAATTCTAGATTTACATGGGGTTTTACCAATAGGTCATAACGACCAGTCTCATCTTGTACCAATTTAAGGTCTGATTTTCTAAAATAACCTTCTCTAACAGGGTAAGAGTTTAAATCTCTGTGTCCTGTAGAGACATATCCTTCAAAAGTACCATCAATACTGTCATACCATTTCTTGAGTGTACCTTTACACAAATACAAACGAATGGTGTCGTCTGTATAGAGCACAGAACCCTCTGATAGTAGTGTCATGTACCCTTCTGAATTATCAACCTTATCCACAGACAGACGTTCTACCTCTTGCTTGTGAGCTGAGAGGTTCATCATTGCATCAAGATTATCTTTCTTCTCAATATAGCTATTGATTTCATTCATAATTCTCTCTGCTATCTGTGTTTTAACTGGCATTAGTCAATAACCTCAAACAAATTGTACTTTAATTTTCTCACTTTCTTACCACCACAAGATGCACAGTATGAATACTCGTATGGAACTCCATCTTTCTTCAAACCTGCTTCTGTCTCTGGTGTGAAAGGTAGTTGTTCTGTAGCTTCCTTAATACTCTCAAGGAGAACTTGGTCAGTAGTTGTATACCAACCATTGCTCTCTTGATTGTTGTCTGGGTAGAACTCAAAGAACTTTCGTTGATTTTGAATAATACCACGTTCGTTTAAGAAGTTTACACGAACTACTAAATCACGTTGGAGAAAGCGAGCAACCCTAAACTTACTCATTATCTACCACCTTCACTAATGTACCTTCTGTAATCTTAGAGATGACATCAGATTCACGTCCAAATTGCTTTGCACGAACTTCACGGAGGTATTCTTCGTAAGTTTGACTTACTGTTTTAACTTCCATTATTTATCTCCAGCGTATGTAATAGGGAAACCATAGCAATCAAACTCAGTATCTTTGAGTTTAACTTCTTCCACAGTGTAGTCGAATGAGTATTTATCTCCACAGCAGTAAGTAAATGATTTGAACTTGTTAGCTTCTACATCATAATACTGAACTTGCTCTTGACCAACTACAACTTTGCGTACTTGTGCTAGAATTGTTTCTGCCAATGGTGATTTGAACTCTTTAGTTTCACCAGCAACTTCTAGCTTTAAGTGCATAATTGGAACTTTAATCGTAGCCATGTATATGCTCCTTTCCATGAATGTTCTAATAATAGTATAACAAAAAAAGAGAGTTTGACAACTCTCATGACTTTTAGTTAGAACTCAATGTTAGAAATTACTTTTGCAGTACCGTGTTCAAGTTTATACTTGTTGATAATATCCATAATGTCTTCCATTGCTTGTGTATCAAAGGTAGTATCAAAGTCGTTAATGAACTCATCTTCCTTGATATGGATAACTCCACGAACCTCTGGTTTAGGTTTCTTACCAGTTGGTGCTCCATTACCTACTACATAACCAATAACATAGTTAGCATAGATATGACCTGATGATTGTTCCATCAATGCACGTTGGTCAACCACAAAGGTGTATACTTTCTCAGTAGAGCCATCTTCCAATGTTTCAGTAGCAACTTTCACACGATTGTCAAAGGCTACGTCTACGTTAACAGCATAAGAAGTACGAGGTGTACGAAGCATATTACCATTAGCACCGATTGTAGGAATCTTTTGTGTAACGTTCATTTCTCCACCATTGATTAGCACTTCTGCATCAAGGTCTGTAATTTCTGCATACTTACGAAGAGTATATACAGGTTTACCAGAACGTACATATTCAGGAGTAATCTTGCTACGTTTCTCATCTAAGAAACCAAGTACGTCTGAAATAAGGTTAGTCATCTAGTTTTCCTCCATGACGGTACATGTTTCTCAGTCCGTCTTTTTTGTCTTCAATATTTGCTCTCTGCTTATCCACAGATAGGATTTGATATACATAAGGCTTAGGCTTACCATAGTCTGTCACATACTTACCTTGACTTTGTTCATCTAGGTTTAAGTAATCATTATAACTTGTGAAGGCTTTCTCGTTAGCCAACTTAGCATAAATCACAGTGACATCAGGGTAGTACATTCTATCAAGAACATAACCATAATCCATATTGTATTCTTTACACAGAGTGAGAGCCATTTCTTCTACATCATCAAGCTCAACTACTACCATATCCTCATAAGCTAAACCTTTATACTCATCTAGGGGCTTAATTGCCCCTTGAGTAAATGCCCAGTTATAACGGACTAGGTAACTAATCAACTTGAAAAAATGAAGGGTTCTCTCTTAAGATTTTTCCACAGTTTTCAATGAGTGATACGTCTGTGATATAAGCTGTAAGGTGTTCAGGAATACCTAGAACCTCTCCTACCAATTTCTCACAAGCATCAATCACGTTATCATCAAACACCTCATAGATTTTGAATAAATCATCTGGTGTGTAGATTTCTGTAGAGCCATCTTCTCTAAAGTCTGTGAAGGCAATAGAGATAATTGAAGCATAGTTACGAACCTTACGAGCAATACGAGGTGTAATATACTTTTCTTTAGCAGTGACCTCTTGTACATAGGCTTTACCATCTTGTACAATCTCAGCTCCAGCAGGAGCTTGACCAACAATAGGCAACCATAAAGTCACAGTATAGTCTTTCGGAGTGATACTTCCAATCTTTGTGCTATCTCCATTTACTACAGAGTTTGTAACTGTTTGGATAGCCACAGGAGCATCACTTTGGACTGCATCTTGGAAGTTACCTTGGAGCTTAGATAGCTCCTCAATACTCATAATCTTACTTGTCATTTCTTACCTACACAATCAAATTTTTCTTCAAATAGGCTTCTGCCATATTCTCATCAATACCTTTGAGTCTATCATAAACATCAAGGATATAAATGTCATTATTGTAGTTGTAGTTTGTTGTAAACTCATAACTATCAAACTTAATATGTTCTGTCAGCCCAGTAGCATTTTGGAGCAACTTAACAATCTGCCCAATGAAGTGGTCACGCATTGGAATAATTGTGTTCTTCATAGAGTTGTCAATGATACTATAAGTACCAATGTTAGACACAGTTTTGTTAAGGTCAAAGAGACGTGCTGGAACTCCAAACATTTGACAGATAATAGCTGGAACATACTGTGATAGGTAGTCCAAGAAATCTGTAGCTTTTGTATCACGCTCAAGTTGCTCAAGGTTTTGGAAGTTTCCTGAATACACAATGGCATCATTGAACTCTGTCTCAGATAGCTTCTCTGCAAAAGCGTTCATATCTTCCACAATCTTCTTGTTACGCTCTTCTTTGGCTTGTCTACCCATATCAAGTAAATCACCACTTCCGAAGGACGTACCTTGCTCTACACTTTCCTCAATCTGTTCTTCTAGTGTATCCTTGGCTTGCAATGCAATCGTACCAATACCATTTCTAGAAATATCATAATTCATACGATTCAGAATGTTGAGGATAAGTTCAACACGCTTACGGTCTTTAAGCAATGGAGACATACAGAATACTTGAGAGGTATCTAATCTCACACAAGCGAATTGGTCTTCTGTAACAACCATTACCTCATTCTTGAACCGTTTAGGGTCTTTTAGAATTTCCTTAATATCGTCCTCAGAATAATCACTAGCTACTCTAGGATTCCCTGTCTTGCGGTCATAAGGTGTCACAAAGATATTATTATTTTTAATCAAGTATGTAAGAGTCTGTCTAAGTACAGGCATCTTAGGATAATCAATCACACAAGCAAGAATATCTTTAGGGTGAACTCCCACAAGACCATCACCAGTGTTTAGGATTCCATAATAACCATACTTACGATAGCCTTTGGCTACTTGTTTTAACACATCATAGTTTCGCTGACCATTGTAGTTATGTGCATATAGATACTTTCTGAGTGTTTCGTCCTTAGTGAAGTCTTCTGTGGTTAGATAGTTTGTAAACATATAGTTCACAATATTATCTAGGATATAATCAACATCAGGAAGGTCAAGAGCTAACTTCTCAATGTCCTCTAGATTCTCACCTACTGGTGAACCTCTAAAACCTGAACTCTGAAAAATCAGCCTATCTTTATACTCAGCATTGAAGTATCTATCCATTGCACAAGAGCCACCACAGTCATCTTTTTTGCACTTTCCACAGCTCATTAAGAACCTCCAAGGTAGAATAACTCAGCTACATGTAATGATAGCAACACACTATCCAATTCATCAGGAGAGTGTTTTAACAATTTCTTAATTTCTGATTTAGGACGTATTTTAACCAATCTATCTTCTGGCTTCTGAATCTCAGACACAAAGGACATTTGACGACTAATACTATCCCACACAGATTTAACAAACGATACCCTTTGTGCTTCCATCATACCTCTTAACATTAGGTGCATTTCTGCTCTTCTGTTATAGGCATATTCAGCACTAGGGTCTTTTGCTAATACTTTAATTTCTGTAGGCTTTCCACCAAAGTTAATGTCATACACAGGACACTTTAGCTTTCCACCTAGTCTTCTCATTTTCAGTGGTTGAACGATATGTGCTCCTCCACCAGCATCTATACCAATAGCTTTGGCATTTAGTCTGTTAGCTAGAGTCACAATCTTATCAACAATTTCTATGGCAGTTATACCATCTATCCACTCAGCAGGCTTAATATCTTTCGTATCTAGCACAGTGAAGTGATTATGCTTATCTACCACAGTAACAGTAACTTGAATACTGTCAGCACCCTTATAGGCACTATCCACACCAATGAAGTAATCATAGTCCTCTGATTTAGGGTCAAAGGAATCTAGCACATTAGGTGAGGAATCAAAGAACGCTGAACGTTCTGTAGGAAACTCACACAGAAGGTTTTCACGAATAGAATCCTCTGTAATGGTGAACTGTGAACGCATAAGCTCTTCTTTAGTGTATCTGATACTACCCTCTTCAATGGCTGTCACAACGTCAAGCCACATAACAAACTCATCATCAGCTAAGTCCTCATTGGTCATGAAATCATAGAAGTTGTTAAGCGAACGAGGGTTAGAGATTAGATACATAATGAGCTTACGTCCATCATCAGATTCAAATTCCCTACGACCCATGTGACCAAGGGCTATAGGTGAAATATCTGATGCTTCATCTCCAAACATATTACCACCACGACCAATGACGTGGATTTTAGATGGGTCAGTGAAGTTAGAACCAGCACTAAGACCCTCCAATTTACCTCCATTACGGAAGGTGAAACCCTCACTAGAGAATGAGGATAGACCACGTTTAAGTCGCTTATCTACTGCTGTTACATCTTTCTCATCAAACGAGAGCATAGCCTTAACATCAGGGTGAGCATTTACCAAGATTTCTCTTGCGTGTTGGATAATGATACCAGAATATTCTTGTGTTGAACCTACAGCATAACAGTTTTCACCTTCATAGGCAAAATGGTTAGACATGATTCCACACAAGAATGACTTACCATAACGAGGAGTTGCCACACAGTAACCAGTCTTGTAATCACCACTTAAGAAAGCTCCAAATTGCACAGCTTGAGACCACCAAAGCTCTAAATTAAACTCAGAAAGGGCTGTTGTAAACCCTAACTTGTAATATTCAAGCTCTTTCTCAAAGCCATGTCTTTCTCTAATGGTGTTACGCTTAAAGTGTTTAGGTATTTTACCCTTCACAGCATCTTTAAGTTGGTCTTGTGGTGTTACTTGGTCAAGAAGTATAGATAGCTTCTCACGATTGGAGAGTACCTTACGCTTTTGAATAAGTGACCCAACATCTGCATCTTGGGTGTGCATAGACTATATCTCCTCCAGTATAGCTTAATTGCTCAACAATGCCCACAGAAGGGGCTACTGCTGAAAAACTTTCTGTCACAGGTATAGTCAATCCATTCATAGCCAAACAAGTAGGACAAGTATTAGAATCCCCAATACAGTTCCATGTTTTTAGAATGGAGTTCTCTGTAACAAGCTCAAATAACTTGGCACTTTCCACAGAAGCCTTTTCAATACCCATTTGGACTTCACTCAAAGCCAATCGCTCTAGATTACTGCTGAACTCTTTGATAATATCATCAAAGCTCACAGTATCAATAGAATCAATCAATTTGGCTCTAAGGTCACTAGCATGAGCATCTAAGATTTCTTTCAGTCTGCCATAGTTGCTTCTTGCAAAAGCAGAAGTATTCACACCGTTTCTAATCTCAATTACTTCCTCTGGTGCTAAATCTACACCAAGCGCATCAAGGATATAATCAATCTCGTCTAAGAACACAGTGGAATACATGTCAATCAAGTATCCAATTAGGGAAGATTCAGCACTTAGGTAATCTCCACTCACTACAACTGAGTTCACAAAGGCTTGAAGTAAGGATACTATCTCATCATAATGCTTTTGGAAGAGGTCTTCTCTAGGACTGTGTGATGCCATTACATATCTCCAAACAACTCATCAAGTTTGGCTTTGGTGTAGTTTTTAAGCTCATCAACACCATCTTTAGTATCATGGTTCACATTGACTGTAGTTTGTGTAGCTTTACCTTCAATACGGTCAGCCCACTCTTTACGCTCATAGCTATCCTCGAAGGAAGCCATAATCTGTAACATTGCATTTTTAGCTATTGGTGTGCAAGGAGGAATTTGGGAATATACCTCAAAGCCAACTTCGCTGAGTAATGTTTCATCTACGTCAATTAGACCCCAACGCATTTGGTAAAGCTCTAGTGACCTTTCATCAAGTGAACTTAACTCTCTCATAGTCTCAGAGTATAATTTTGATTTACTAGCCATTATCTTTACCTTTCTAAAAATTTATGCCCTTAGAGGGAGTCGAACCCTCTAAGAGTTAATAAGTTTACCAGCATTTAGTTTAGCCCAGTAACCTCTAGGTGGCTTACTTAGACCAAGTTTCTTTGCTCTCTTCTCTATGGCTTTATCACTAACACCAAACATTTTAGCAATGTGAGTTGTAGGATACTTCCACAGCAATTCATTGAGTTTGTCTTTAGGAACTTCAAAGCGTTTAGGAATTGACCTTGCACAGCTCTTGGAACAAAATCTTTTATTTTCACACTTTGTTGTGATAAAAGGTTTTCTGCAATAACCACAAAGTCTATCTTGATAAACAGTACCATTTTCAACAGCATGTGATATAGCATGGTCTCTAGCATTTGTTAATTCAAGATTATGAATAGCATTGTTAGTTCTATCCTTGTCTTTGTGATGAACAACTTCTTCTGTGCTCAACCATCTACCCAAGTGTAAAGACATGACATACCTATGCTCATAAACTTTACCTGCTTTATTTGCTAGAGGGTGTGATGGGTTATAACAATACATATACCCTACACCTTTATCTAATCTAAATTCCATAGACAACTCCATACACAACGGAGGAATTGAACCTCTACTCGTCCTTCCCACAGTTTTATGAGATAGGTTTAGAAGACCTATGTGGTTACGTTGTGCTCAATTAAACTTATTAACTTTACCCTTAAGGGCTTATGGTGGGTATAACCACCATTTAGTATTCACAAGAGTGATACCTATCAACCAAAAGTGCGTAGTGGGATTTGAACCCACGAATGGTAGTTTTGCAGACTACTGTGTTAAGCCACTTCACCATACGCACAAAACCTACAGAGGAAAGGATAACTCTGTAGGAAAAACTGAAAGGAGGCTTGACGATTTTCGCCAAGTGAAATATTCCACTACATTATCGCCAAATGTAGGGACGGAACTATAATCTCGTTACCTAGTATATCACACAGAAACAAACTTGTCAAGTGTGAACAGTCCAATGAGAATCGCTTCTGCTTCATCATCATTCTTGACTTTGTATCCTAGGCTTGTGCACAGAGCTATAGCCTTTCGTTTGGCATCCTCTCGTTTGCCATTAAGTGAGAATTGCTTTCTCCACACAGTAGGTGATACAAATTCCACAAGGGTATTATTAAGTTCTCTAAGAACCATTCCTTGCACAATCGCTAACATCACAAGTGTTTTCTGATTTGAGATGACTTTAAGCTCTTCAATCACTACTTTGTCGAACTTTCCATACTTCTCACAGAGCAATCTCACAAATTCTGCCATGTATTGACCTCTCACCGTAAAGTCTTTATCCTGTGAGCTTATAGTACCATAATCAATCACAGAACCATTACTTATCACACAGTAGCCAGAACTCTTTGTGGAAAGGTCAAGAGATAAAATCTTAACCATGAGTAAATTATAACACACACAGAAGAGATTGTCAAGAGGTAATTATATACTCAACTGTGCGGAGCTTGTATCGTCCCCAAAAAATGTTTGCAACTTGATTGCGGACATTTTGCTTGGTCTATCAGAGTGCTATTATGTATCTTTTTATTGCTTATACAAGAATACTAGTATTCTAGTATTATATATACTCTAGTATATAGTATTATAAAGAAAACTTATACTTCCATCAAAAGTGTACATAGTCCCCTAAAATTCCCTCGGATAATTTGGAATATAGCACATATACTATATACAAGAATAATTATATATAATATAGCTAACTTATACTTCCACCAAAAAGATACATATTCTACATATCGCACAAAAGGATAAATAGAATAATCTACAATTACCTCTTGATTTTTAATTGGCTGTGTGTTATACTATTCTGTGAGGACTTAATCATGAAAACAAAAATTATTTGGCACTTTGACAGTGATAAAAAAGAACGAGGAACTATCTTTGCCACAAAGGAAGAATACACACTCGCTATACAGTTTGAAGATAAAGCACTAGTAGACCAAGACTTAAAATCTCAAGTTAAAAAATTCATTAAAACTCGCTACAAGGTCTCTGTGCATCAGCTAACCTATCGTGAAAGACCAATGTATACAGTAAGCAAGCTATTTGGAGGAGCTAAAGGGCTGTGTGAAGAGCTTAACCTTTCCACAGAAGAGCTTTGTGAGCTATCTAATTCCTTTCACTCACCTCACAAGAAATCAAGGCTTATTGTGGACTATTTACTCCCTGTACTGAAAGACCAAGACTTTGCTAATTGGTTCTACTCTACTGTGTATAATTTATACAACAACACCATAGAACCTCTTTTGCTAGTTCCTAGTACACTTCCACAAGAGTTCTATGAATGGCTATCAAAAGAAAGTAGATACACAAAGCTAATTCCTATTCTCACAGGTAAAACCATTCCTAGTGGAGTCATGGTAGGAGATTACATTTATGAACACAGAGGTAGCTATTCCTTAATTTATGAAGCCTATTCTAAGCTCCTTTCAGACTACATAGCACAAGAGAGTGGAAAAGCTCCACAGTACCTTAATAACATACAACAGAGAACCACAATGGCACTTAAGAAGTATGGTGTATTGGTATCACACAAGCTAGAATCCATGAACCTTAACTATAAGTCATACATGGGTATGTTTCATACAACAGCACCT